GTTGGTACAGGCACACCAGCTTATAGAAAACCTGTTAGATTAACACATGAGGCAGAGTGGTTGCATTTTTTTATTTTAGAAGGTTTTGCAACAGGAGGCAGTAATGAAACTACCAATATTAGAATTAAAATAACAACAAGTGATAGTAATACAGCAAATCTAACTGATTTTAAAAATTTAATAGATAATGAAAATGGAGCTAGTACCGTTTCAGCAGGGACAACTGCTACTTACAAAGCATACTGTATTCAAAATGTATCTGTAACACATATTAATAGTGTGGCTTCAAATACTATAACAGATAGCACTGAGTGGTACAAAGCACAGTTAGAAATAGTTACATCTGTAGGTACATACGCAATCACAGAAGAAAGACATTTTGTTATTGATAGGCAACCAGCAAAACCTGCATATGATTTTGTGCGTTTTCATTGGCTAAACAGACTTGGTGGTATAGATAGCTATACCTGCACAAGAGATGTAGCAGAAAGCATAAGTGTTTCTAAAAATACATATGAGCAAAGAACTAATCAAAGAATGTTTATAGAAGAAGATATTACTCCTCCAAACTATGGTAATGGTGCAACGACAAACATAAACAAAGTAGATACTAATTTTTCAAATACTTACCAAGAAAGTGTTAGGGTATTAAATATAGATGCTACTAAGAATGATTCTGTTTATACAGAGCCAATGAACAAGATAGAAGCAGACTGGCTAAGTGAATTAATTACGTCACCATCTGTTTGGATTGAGCTAGAGAATGACGCATCACAAAGAGCTAACGATATAAATAGCAGTATGCACCCATCTACAAAAGATTACTTTCCAGTCATCATAACAAATAGTTCTGTTGAAACTGTCAACCAAGAGCAAGGGCTTGTTAAATTTAACATTGAATATACACATTCACATAAGATAAATACACAGAGAAACTAAATGGCAGACAAGAAAATACAGATTGAAGTTATTGATTTTAATGGTGGTGACGCAGTAGAAAGCATTGAAGTAATTGATGGAGGTCAGTTCTTGACTACACCCATTGTTACTATTGATAATGGATTAGGTAATGTAAATCCTGTTTCTAGTGCTGTGGTTTCTGTTAGTACATCTGGATCAGGAACACTTGCAAGTCCTTTTGTAATCACATCAATATCTGTTACATCAGGTGGTTCTGGTTATCTTGGAACTGTAACGGCTAATGTAACTGCCACATCATCAAGTGATATTTTAATAGCACCAGAACTTAAAATAAATTTATCTACAGGTGTTATTGGTGTTTTAGATATTACTGACAGTCAAGATTTTCCTTTATCACTAAACTATACAGTATCAGACGGTAGAGAACTAGAAAATAGATTTGGTAATTTTTCAAAGAGCTTTGAAGTACCTGCTACAAAAAACAATAATAGAATATTCTCTAACGTATATAATTCTCAAATAGTAAATCTAAATAATATATATTCATTAAAGGATTGTAGAATACTTGTAGATAGCTTAGAGTTTTTTGTAGGTAAAATACAAATTAAAGGAAGTTTGCAAGATAAAAACCCAAAGTCATACTCTTGCACTATATATGGAGGTAACTTTGCATGGGTGAGTGAAATACAAGAAAAAAGATTATGTGATTTAGAATTTGCTTCAACAGGTATTCAGACATTTGATTTTGCATCTATACAAGCAAGTTGGTCTAAAACACAAGCTAATTCAGAAGTTATTTATCCTCTAATAAGCTATGGTGATTTTTATCCAACAAAAGCAGAGGGAGGTGTCAATGCTATAGATGTGTATGATATTTCACAGGATTGGAGAGGTTGGTTTTGGGTTTATAACATTTTAAAAGAAATATTTAAAAACATAGGATATGCAATAGACTCTACATTCATTGAAACTGCCAACTTTAAAAAACTGATAACACACTTTGGTTGGAATCAAAATGAAGAAAATGCAGAGATACAAGAAATAAAATTTAAACTTGATACTGAAAAAATAGGAAGTTCAACTTCGCACGTCCAAAGTATTGGTTGTACAGACTTTAATGATATTACTACATATGTTTTAAATGTTGGTCAAAGTGTGACTGCAAATTTATTATACGACACAGAAAAAAGTGATATTGTAGAGGCATACAACACATCAACAGGTTTTTGGACTTGTCAACAGTCAGGCAGGTATAAAGCACAAGCAACTGCTAATTTATCTTTTGCTATAGATACTGCAAGTCCTAATTTTGTTTTTAGCTTAACAATAAATTTTAAAATAGTGCATAAAGATGCATCTGGCAACATTTTAAATACTTTTGTTAGAGAGGTAAAAAATTTTAATTCTCAAAATTTAAAAAACAATTCTGGTCAGCCAACGAATGCACAATCATATTTTAATGAATCTGTAAATTCAAGTGGTTATTTTTACATACAAGAAAATGAAACTCTTTCTGTTGTAGTAGAGTGTATTACAGTAGCTGGTACTGGTTCTTTTGATTTTGCTATGGGATTTTTTGATTACTCATCGATTTCTTCTGCCATACTCTCTGCACCTAGATTCTTAGTAGAGTTTGAAGCTAGAGATTTAACAATAGGTAATCAATTCAAAATGAAAGATGTATTACCATGTGATGTAAAACAAATAGAATTTATTAAAGGAGTATCACATATGTTTAACTTGCAGTTTTTTACTGATGTGCAAAGTAAAAAAGTTTTTATTGAACCCTATAATGATTTCTATCAAGATTTTGACACTGCTTACAATTGGGACAATAAAATAGATTATAGTGAACCAGTAAAGGATAAGTATCAATTAGGTATTTCACAAGAAATACTTTTTCAATACAAAAAAGATAATGCAGATAAATATTTAGACTTTCTCAATACTGATGCTAGTGGTAACCAGTTAAGAAATCCTAAGTATTCTTATTTTCAAAAAATGGGAGATAATTTTTCTAAAGGAGTAACAAAGTTTGAAAACCCATTGTTTTCTCCAACAGAACAAACATTTGATAATGATACAGTGCTGAACACATTTACAAATGGTGTGTTGATACCTGTTATGTGGAAAGAAATAGTGGATGACTTGACTGTAGGATTTGAGTGTCCTATAAATAATTTACAAAGACCTGAAAAGGGTTTTTCATATGAACCTAGAATATTATATTATCATGGTCAAGTTGTTAGTCCTAATAATTCTAATCATCTAACACAATGGTCTGTTTATTATTCTTTGACAGCACCATATTATTTAAATATTAGTAATTATCCTAGAGCAACATTTGTAGATTATGAAGATGCAAGTTTCCCTAGTCTAAGCTATAATGATGAACAGATCACACCACCCCTGTCAGGAACAACAACAACAGTGAAAGGTTTGTATAATACATATTATAAAAAAATGATAAAACAGCTTTCTAAATCTCCAAGAATTAGAGAGGTAAATGTAAATCTTAATATTCAAGATATTATAAATCTTGATCTTAGAAGGTTAGTTTTTTTTCAAGGTAGTATGTGGAGAATAAATAAAGTAGTAGATTTTTCACCAGCAAAAAACAAAACAACAAAAGTAGAATTAATACAATGGTTTGAATTATAAATTATGGGTAGGATAAAACAACAAGAATTAGCAAAAAAAGCAACAATAGAAAAACATTTAAATGTTAGTCCAAACGGGACATTGACTATTGAAGCAGGATTTGTTTATTATGAAAACTCCTCTGGTGATTTTTCTCAAGTAGTCATTACAGATGAATACGACAATATTCAACCAGTAATGTTATCTACAACAAGTGACTATACAGAAATAAAAAGTTTTCAACCAGCTTTACCAATAAGCGATATAGATATAAGAACATTCTAATGAAACTAAAAAAAACAAATAAAAGATTAAGGGCTATAGGTCAAAGTTTAGTTAAAGGCTTGAGAGATGAGCTAAAAGCACAAAAACACAATGCGACTGGTAACCTGTCAAGAAGTTTGATGGCTTCTTATCGTTATGGCAATAGAATAAAATCTGATACTATTAAATTAGATATTATTACAAACCTTAATAAAAACTATTGGAAGGTTGTAAACAAGGCTAGTAGATGGACTTTTAAAGCTAGTTATGCAGCAATAGCAAGGTGGGTAAAGATAAAAGGTATAAATCAAAACGCAACATATGCTATTTATAAAAAACTAACCGATAGGAATTCTACCAACTCACTACCTAAATATGGTAAACCATATGTTGTTTGGCAAGAGGGGAATACATTAAGACGAGAAAATTTTGCAGGTTTTGCTTTAAGTAAACAAAAAGATCAAATTATGAAAGAAATACAAAGTGGGGTTAAGGGTGATGTAATAGATGCTATTAGAGAATCTATAAAAAAAAATATACCAAATTCAATAGTTTAAATATAAAATTATGGCAGTAGATACAGAGAAAATAATTGTTCAGATAGTTGTGAAAGGTGCAAGGCAACTTGATGATGTAGATAAAAAAACAAAACAAACCACAAAAAGTGTAGGGGGCTTAAATAAATCTTTTGTTAAGTTAGCTGCCAGAATCACAGCAGCAGTAGTTGCCTTTAGGCAAATCTCAAAAGTTGTAGGAGCAGCAGTCAAAACATTTAAGAATTTTGAATTTGAGATGGCTAAGGTAAGAGCGATAACAAATGCAACAGAGAAAGATTTTCAAAAATTAGAATCTACTGCTTTACAATTAGGTAGAACGACTTTCTTTACAGCATCTCAAGTAGCAGAGTTACAAGTAAATTTTGGTAAGTTAGGTTTTAGCACACAAGAGATTTTACAAGCACAGGAGGCAACTCTACTTCTAGCAACAGCAACACAATCTGATCTTGGTAGAGCAGCGATTGTAGCAGGAGCAACAGTAAGAGGATTTGGTTTAACTGCTGATGAAACTGCTAGGGTAGTAGATGTCATGGGATTAGCTTTTACATCTTCAGCACTTGACATAGAGAAGTTTCAAACATCTATGACTAAAGTATCACCAATTGCAGCATCTTCTAATATTACTCTTGAATCTACAACAGCAGTCATGGGTACTCTTACAGATGCTGGTATCGAAGCATCTATTGCTGGTACATCTTTAAGGAACATATTCTTAAAATTAGCAGACCCAACATCTGATCTTTCTAAACATTTAGGATTTACAGTCAATAGTTCAAACGATTTAGAAAAAGCACTAAAACAATTAAACTCAGAAGGTCTTTCAAATTCGGAAATGATGGAGCTGGTAGATTTAAGGCAGGTTGCTGCGTTTGCTACGATGGTCAATGGTACAGATAGAATCATTGAAATGACGGATGAATTAGACAGAGCTAATGGTTCTATTGCAAAAATGGCAGAACTTATGGGTGATACTTTGCAGGGTGATATATTAGAAGCTAAATCAGCATTTGAGGGTTTTCAACAATCTATAGTAGAATTTACAGGGTTTGATAAGTTTGCTAGAAGAGTTACACAAGCATTTACATTCGTAACAAACGCAATAACAGACAGCATGAAAGATGTTGATGCTTTAACAGTTGATATGTTTCAAAAACAAATAGAAATTGCAAAAACACAACAAGCAGAACTAAAAAATGAACTTGGAGAAGAAACAACATTATCTCAGCAAATACAATTTAGAATTAACGAATTAGAAAGAGAAAATCAAGTTACTGCTTTTCGAGCTAAAAAAATTGGTATTACAAAAAAAGAACAAGCAAGATTAACTCAAGAGTTTTTAATCACCAATAGAGTTATTAAAGATTTACGAGAAGAATTAGATAAGCTAATTGAAGCTGAAAAGAAACAAGCTGAGTTAGACAAAATAAATGCAGCCGTACAAAAAAAACAAAAAGATAGAAAGATAGCAGATGACATTGCAGAGGAAAAGCTAAAAAATCAAAAAATAGCAGATGCTAAGATAGCACAAGACAAAGAAGATTTTGCTGCATCAAAAGAGTTGCTTAAGATTGCATTGACAGAAGAATTAAATGCAGAAAAAGAAAATTTAGAACAAGGAATTATAACAAAAGAAGAATTTGATCAAAGAAAAGTAGAAGCTGAAATAGGAAATTTAAAACAACTAAAAGATTTGTATCAAGTTTATGGTCAAGATATAAGTGCATTAGATGGTAAAATATTAGACTTAAAAATTGCTAATCAAAAAAGATTGGCAAATATTACCAAAGCATTAAATGAAGAAAACAAAAAACAAGAAGAAAATGATTTTAAAACAACAGTAAAATTATTTGAAAAAGTTTTACAACAAGATTTAAATGCAGAAAAAGATAGATTAGAAAAAGGTATCATTACTCAAGAAGAATTTGACGATATTGAGTTTGAAGCTGAATTAGCACATTTAAATAATCTAAGAGATTTATATATAGCTTATGGTAAAGACATAACAGACATTGACACTGAAATATTAAACACAAAGTTAGCTAACAATAAAAAAGACTCAGATGATCAAAAACAAAAAAGAAAAGAACAAGCTAGTTTTGCTTTACAGATAGGTCAACAAGCAGCAGATACACTTTTTCAGATAAGTCAACAAAATGCAGAAAGACAATTTAACATGGAAGTTAAGGCGTTAGATGCAAAACTAGAAGCAGGTATTATATCACAAGAAAGATATGATAAAGAATTAGATAAATTAAATGAAGCTGAGTTTTATAGAGAGCAAAGAGCTAATATTGGTAAAGCCACTATGGAAATGGCGATTAACATAATAAAAGCAATAGGCGATCCTTTAAAAATGGCTTTAGCAGCAGGAGTAGGTCTTTCTCAAATTGCAGTCATCTCATCTCAAAGATATGCATTAGGTGGTATGGTAGAAGGCAAGTCACACGCTAATGGTGGTGAGAAGTTTGCAGTAGGTGGTAGAGTAGTAGAATTAGAAGGTGGAGAAGCCGTTATAAATAAACGTAGTACATCTATGTTTAGAAGTCAGTTATCTGCTATGAACGCAGCAGGAGGTGGTGTTAAGTTTGCAGATGGTGGTTTATTGAACATGCCATCGTTTGCTACAAATCAATTTAATGCTGTTGGTATGAATGGACTTGCAGGAGCAGTAAGTCAAGGAGGTAGAGTGTATGTATTAGAAAGTGATATTACTAATACGCAAAATAATGTAAGTCTGATACAAAGTCAGGCAGGATTTTAAAAATTAACATATGTTCGTTGATAAAAAAGAAAAACAGAGAAGATTAGATATATGCAAAAGCTGTACCTTTTACAGAAACTTTTTATTATTAAAATATCCAAAATGGGATAGAGGAGCTAGATGTGCTAAATGCACTTGCTTTCTTGATGCAAAAACAGCATTAACTAAAGAGTTTTTTGGTAAATGTCCAATTAATAAATGGTAATATGACAGATATAAAAGCAGTATCAAAAACTTTTACAAAAGCACAAAAAGAATTAATTATAGATACATTAAAACAAAATGATGATTATAACAGAAACTATAGTCAGCATAAAAAAGAATGTATAAATATTTTATTTGCTGAATGGCATAGGTTATTTCCTGCTAACAAACAAGATATAAATTGCACAAGCTGTAGAAATGCTGTAATAAAGTTTTTTAAAACTATGCATATAGAGTGGGATACAGAAATAGAAACACCTAAAAAGAAAACTCGTGCCAAAAAATCTAAAAAATAAACCTAAAGTAATTTACGAGTACATAGAAACTTTAACTGTAGAACTTGCAAAAAGATTTGGCAATGATCCTACGACAAAAGACATATTAAGACATCTTGTTGAAAGAGGTATGGTAGAGAAAAGAAGGTTAAGAAACTATATGATAATAACTGACTTTGATAAAATGCTTGTACATAACGAAGGTAATAGAACTGCTACATTTATGGACTTATCTATAAAGTATGAGATATGTGAAAGTCAAGTACAAAATATTGTATATAAAGACAGAAGAAAAAGTAAAATGTCTAATAACGTATCTACAACATAAAGTTTTTTCCTTTAATTAGGTATCAATAAATAAATTCAGTAGTAATTTTGTAGTATGAACGGAAAATGGTACGAAATTAAAAACGAAGCATCTGCATTAACAGATGTTTATATTTTTAATGACATCGGTACTTTTGGCATAACAGCACAAAAGTTCGTTGATGACATTAAAGGTTTGGATGGACGTGACATCACTTTACATATTAATAGTGTTGGTGGTGAAGTTTTTGAAGGCATGGCAATGCACTCGATTATAAAAAACAGAAAAGGTAAGACTACTGCATACATTGAAGGTATTGCAGCTAGTATTGCTACTGTTGTTGCTTTAGCTGCTGATGAGGTAGTTATGAGTGAAAACTCTTTGTTTATGATTCATAATGCATGGGGTAGTATTCAGGGTGATGCTAATGAGATGATGAAACAAGCACAGGTACTGGAGAAGATAAGTAACGAAATAGCAGAGGTTTATGTTAAGAAAACTGGTAGATACTATGACGAGATCATGGATTTAATGGATAACGAAACATGGATGACTGCTGAGGAAGCGTTTGAGTATGGCTTTATAGATAGAATATCTGATGCAATAAAGGTTGCAGCAAAAGCAGATGTTTCTCAATATAAAAACATGACAAACGAAAAAGTAAATAAAATCCTAAATAGTAATTTAAAAAGTAGTAAAATGACAGAAGATTTAAAAAACTGGTTTAACAGTAAAATCGATGAAATCGTTACTAAGGTAAAAGGTGATAATAACTCTGAAACTGCTGTTTCTGACGTTGAGATTACTATTGCTGATAAAGAAGAAGTTATGAATAAACTTACAGACTTTGAAGCTAAATTATCTGAAGCTAACGAAACTATTTCTAATCTTACAGAGGAAGCTGCATCTTTAAATGGAGAGAAAGCAACTTTAACTGAGGAGGTAGAAAGACTAAACACTTTGTTAAACAAATCAGAAGCTACTGGTACAGAGATAAAAAAAGATACTGAACCAGCAGTTGTTGAAAACAAAGTTGTAGACGCTAACGCAGACTTTTACAACGCATTAGCAGATAGAATTAAAAATAAATTTAAATCATAATTAAAATATAATATAAAATGGCAAACGTAGCAAATAAAGGTACTTTCGCAAATTATGGAGGTGCTAATTTAAATCAAATCTTTTTTGAGCCAGTATTTAAGAGTGATGACATAATGCGTAACTACAGAGTAATACCTAATGTAAAGCATAAAATGAATGTCTACACAAGTGCTAGTTTAAAAAAGATTGTTTCAGCATATAGTGGTTGTTCTTCTTCGAGTGGTTCAACACAATTTAATATAGAAAATAAAACAATAACAGCAGGTAGAATGAGAGTTGCTCTTGAGCAATGTACTGATGAGTTCTTTGGAACTTACATCGAAGAGCTTTACAGAAGTGGAGTAGATGTAATGAATCTAGAAGGAACTGCTTTAGCAGATGCAATTGTAAATAGAGCTGTCAAAGGTATAGGATCTGATGTAGTAAGACTAGCTTGGGGTGGAGATGGCTCTACTTCTGACTATGACTCAATGACAGGATGGATGAAGTTGATGGGTGACGATACTACTGTAGAAACAGCTAAAAGAGCAGTAACTGCTTCTGATTCAGATAACCCAACAGCAGAAGAAGCTATAGGTGCAATCAGAAAAGCATTTGACAATGCTCCAGCAGCTTTACAACAAATACCAGCAGGTGAGAAAAAGTTATTTGTAACTCCTAAAATATACAATGCATATCTTGCAAACTTAGAAGGAACAAGTGCTGACTTAGCTTACCAAGCTCAAGTAAATGGTGCTCCTAGAGTAGCATTCAGAGGTGTTGAACTTGTACCAATGTATGAATGGGATACTATTCTTGCAGACACTAACCCAGCAATGTTTACTATTAGTGCGACAAACTACACACAAGGTGTATGTTATTGTGCAGTAGAGAACCTAGCTATTGGTTCAGATGTAAATGACCCAGAATCATCATTTAAAGTATTTTATGATGACTTAGAAGAAAAAATGTTCTTCAGAGGTTACTTTAAGTTAGGTGTACAGTTTATGTACGCTTCTTTGGTACAATGGTGCATAATCAAGCAATAATAACGTAATAGTAGAGAGGGTGTAAAAACCCTCTCATATTACTTTTAATAACTTTTAAAAAAATAATAACATGGCAATAGATACAGGTATAGCAATAGATTGTTCAGCTTTACAGTCAACAGGTGGTATATCACAGATTTGTTTAAGAAGTTTTGATTCTTCTGACTCTGTTACTTATGATAACACTGCTGGTAAACATGAAATATCTTCTATAGGTAATGGTGGTGGTACTGCAAGTTGGTTTGTTTATGAATTTAAACAAGAAACTGCTGAACTAACTGTTAACGCAACTAAAGAAAATGGTTCTACAGTATTTGAGTGTGGAGTTAACTTTATGTTACCACAAATAAATAGCACTAAGATGCATGAGTTACAGGAGATGTTAAATGAGTGTATGATGGCAATTATTGTGACTACAAATGGTGAGAAATTAGTTGTTGGTTTAAGCGAAAAATACGCTAATGAAGATGTGATTTTTAGAAATCAAACTTTCTTAAATTTAGCAAGTATGGAAGGTGGCACTGGTGCAGCATTTGCAGATCAAAATGGTTTAACAATTAATTTACTAGCAAGACAATTTGAATTACCAAGACAATATTCTGGTACTTTGACAGTAGACACTTCGGCTTTGACAGCCACTTCATCATAAATATTATTTAGGTTTGGTAACTCTGTAAAACTCTTAGTCATCCTAAAATATTTTTTATGTGCAATTGTGAAGAAAATTTATTAGATTTATCTAGTTTAAAAATTTACACACTTATGGCGACATATAAAGCATTAAAAAAAACAACAATATATCATGGCACTAATAGTGTTATAAGAACAGCATCAGCTTCTCAAGAAGAATTAGCTTACCTATATGATGTTTTAGGAGCTACCGATGTAGTAGAAAAAATTGAAAAAACAAAAGATGGCTCAAAGAAAAGTAAAAAGCAAAGTAAAGACATCGACAAAGAGCAAGAGTAATACTTTTGAGTTCGGTGTTTTTAATTTGTCTACACCACAACATATTGAAGAACCACAAGACTTAAGCAGAGTGTATACAGACTTTATACCCTTTGGTCAAAACAATTTATTTCCTCAATATCTTGCAGAGCTTAAAAGAAAATCATCTACACATAGAAGTGTATTAGCACAAAAGACAATCTTTACAAGTGGTGCTAAGTTTGTTACAAAAAATGATAATCTAAAATCATACATCAGAGATGTCAATGCTGATGGCGAATCTCTTAGAGATGTATATAAAAAATTAGCAGACGACTATTACACTTTTGGTAACGCATACCTAGAAGGTGTTTTATATGAAGGTGGTATGAATCTATATCATGTAGATGCAACTACTGTTAGAATGTCTAAGACAAAGAAAGATGTATATATACATCCTGACTGGGCAAGATACAAGACAGAGCAAAAGAAAATGAAAAAAATACCTATTTACCCACAAGTAAATAATAGTAGGTTTGTTATTCATTTCAAAGATTACGAACCAACCTTTAACTTTTATGGTTTACCAGATTATGTAGCTGCACTAGAGCACGTTGCAGTAGATTATGAGATTGGTAAATGGAATCATACAAAGTTTCAAAATGGTTTTCAACCATCAGCAATTGTTGAGATCAGTGGTGACATGGGAGAAGATGAAGCAAAGAAGATGGTAAAAGAAGCACAAAAGAAATTTGTTGGAGAGGGCAACAATGGTAAGATATTATTTATTGTAAAGAATGGTGACACATCACCAGCAAACGTACAGATAATTAAAGACGATCAAGATGGTAGTTGGTTAGACCTACAGAAGATTACTGATCAAAATATTATAACTGCACATAGATGGCAACCTTCTTTATCAGGTATAGTTAGTTCAGGTAAGATGAATAACACAGGAAGTGAGATAAGAATAGCATATGACTTATGTATGACAACTGTTGTTAAAGACACATCAGATATGTTGTTAAATGGTATAAGGACTTTACTGTTTAGAGAGTTAAATTATCAACCAGAAGAATTAATGATACACTTTGAACCACCTATCTCTTACATAACAGATATAGATGTCAAAGAAGTATTGACAATCAATGAGCAAAGAAAGTTATTAGATGAAGACTTTCCACTACTTGAAGGAGGTGATATGTTTATAGCAGATAGAGAAATCATTGTAACACAAAGAGATGATGATGGAGACGGACAAATAGAAGAACAAAAATCAGTAGAAATACAACAGTAATATGGCAAACGTAAATCAATACAACCCTTTAGTTACAGCAGCAGAAGTTATTAGTAATAGTTTTACAAACGCTAATACAGACCCTGCATTGATTTCTAACAACTCTATTTTGCTAACAGAACTTGCACATATCAAACCAGTGTTAGGTAAGAAGTTCTATGAAGAAATAAAAACACAACACCATAATGGTACTTTATCTACTGCTAATCAAACTTTGATGGATGACTTTCTTACAAGAACTTTATGCTGGTTTGTTAGATTTGAAGTAATAAATGAAGTACAAAGCAATAGTTCTAGTATGGGAATCGTAAACAACATAGATGAGTTTTCTTCTATTGTTGACCCTGCTGATTTAAATGCATACAAACAAGACACTTATAGAAAAGCTAGTGTATATTTAAAAGACATGATGGATTATGTAGAGGATGAAGATCAAAATGGTTTATATCCAACCTATGAGTCTAACAGACCAAACAGAGGTTTTGCATACAAGAATCATGGTATTATAATGTACGATAGCATATATACTAAAAATTATCATCCTAGAACATATACAAGTTGGAAAGACTACTGTCCTTGTGATGATTGTTAAAAATATATAGATGGCAAACAACGAACATAAAAATTTAAGTAATGCAAATCTTCATGTGCCTAAAGATTTTAGCACAGCAGGTAATTCTACAACACTTACTAAAAACAGTAGTGGTAATTTATCTTGGATTAGTAATACAAGTTTAGGTAAACAAACTTATTCATTTAGAGGATATTCTTTATCTGCTACATCTAATGTTTTTTTAAGGTCGCAACAGATGACTGATGGTCAGTCTCCAAACGAATATAGCTCATCAACAGGTACTGATAATTTTGTAGATATTACACTAACACCAACACAGCTTATGAAAAATGGTTCTCATCATGTTATTGTAGAAGCATCAACAGTATATAAAATTTATGGTTGGGTAAGTGCATCTACAAGTAATGACATTGTTATAGGTATAGGAAAATTTACACCAACAGCTAATAATACTGGTAATTTAAATCCTGTTTTAATTGATGAAGTGGGTGTGTCAGGCTTAGCAGCTACAAGTAAGATGATAGCTGTAAATGAAACAACGATAACTAGTGCGAGTATTTCAGCAGGAGATTTTTTAATGGCTTTTGTAAAAGCAACAGGAGAAGGAGAAACAGCAGGTGATGTATATTTTCACTTGCAAGTATGCACAACAACATATTAATAATTTAAAATAAAAAACAATGAGTAGATACGATACAGACAACGCATTATTAAAAGAGATGTTAGGTAAAGGTGGTGGTAATAATATCTTTACTACGGAAGCACAAACTGGTAAAGATTATTATGCAGTACACTTTGTACAAGAAAGCGTAATATCAAGCATTACAGTAGCAAACGCAGATGGAGATAGTAACTTACAAACTACTATACCAGCAGGTACTACTATTTTTTTGCGTATAACAGCAATCACTTTAAGTAGTGGTCTAGCAATAGGTTATAGAGAAACAGATGGAGAACCAACAGAATAATGTTACAGCTTGGCAATAAAATTACTGTAGGAGAACCTATATACAAGTTCCAAAACAATCACAGTGTAGACTTTGACGGAGTAGATGACTTTATACAGCTAGGTCAAGGATTTACATACACACAACATACTGTTAGTGCTTGGATTAAATTATCTTCTCTCAGCAATACACACACAATATTATCAGGTAGAGATAGCAGCACAGATTTAATTAGGTTTTGGGTTGCTAGTTCAGACAACAAAGTTAGATTCAGATTAGGAGATGGAAGCAACTCAACAGTAACTAATCCAACAGCCTTAGAAGCTGACAGGTGGTATCACGTTGTTGCAACATATGATGGTACTAACATAAAGATATATGTAGATTCTGTTTTAGGGCATAGTTTAGCAGCATCAAAAAATGTTGATGTTACTGCAAATCTAAAAATTGGAGAAGATGATGATGATAACAATATGCATGGCAAAATAGACGAACTAGCAATATACGACAGAGCATTAACAGCAGCAGAGGTTACAGAGATATACAGAATAAAGTATGGTGCTAACTTAGTACAGAATGGTAGGTTTGATGAGTTAGGTAGTGAGTTAGTTACTAATGGTACTTTTGATAGTACAGATAATTGGTCTACACCAACAGGTTGGAATATTAGTGATGGAAAACTTAAAGGAACAAATGTAAATGCAGTTTCAGCAACACAAGGTAGTCATACGTTTTTAAATAAATCTTTCAAAGTAGTTTATACTGTTTCTGATTATGTACAGGGAGATGTTAGAATATATTTAGGTGGTACACAACAAACTCCTAACAGAAGTGCAAATGGCACTTACACAGAATATATAACTATTACTACAGCAAATACAACTCTATACATACAAGGTATTAACAATTTTACAGGTTCTATAGACAACGTATCAGTAAAACAAGTAGATCCTAACGACAGGTTTACATTAGGTACAGGTTTTTCTTTTGGTGATAGTAAAGTAATATTTAGTGGTACAGATTATTCTAGTTTGACTACGACAAGTAATTTATTAACTTCAGGTAAAACATATAGAGTTAATTTATCAGCTGCTGTTACAAATGGTTCTTTTAAATTACAAAACGGTGGTGTAGATGTTATAACAGGTAGTGCTACTAATAATTATAGTGCTATTTTTACTTCAAATAGCAACACATTTAATATTTCAAGGGCTGGTGTAGGAATACAAAACGATTTTACGATTACTAACCTAATGATAGAAGAACAAAAATATGTAGCTACTAACCTTAAATTAAATAGTGGTAACTACAAGTCAGCCGACCCTGTTATAGTATCTACAAAGAGTATTGAGTTTGACGGTAGCGACGCATATTTAGAAGTAACAAAAAAAGATTTTTTAGGCACATCTGATTTTACTATTTCGT